CCTGGCTGCGATTCAGGTCGATTCAGACTTTCCGAATACTGTGACGCTACCTGGTTCGGCTGCATTCCTGCGCTTTACCAACAGCAACAGCGGCACAATGACCAACCTGATGAACGTACCAGCGGCCATGGTTGCAACTGACGTGGCGTCGGCGGTAAGCCACACCATCAGAATTGTGGCCAGCGATGGCACTCCGTACTACCTGATGGTTTCGGATACAGCGTAATGTTGAAGCACCCCGACCCTGAAGTGCAGTTTTTAATCGAAATGCTGGAAGGTCAAAGGGATCAGGCGGTGGCCCAGGCTGCCGCCTATTTCTGCCTAGCGCAAAGACTGCAACAACAGCTAGAACATCCAATCGACCACGACGAAAAAGTAGGGGGAACAGATTAATGGCTGCTAAAGGACTGTACGCAAACATCCACGCCAAGCGTGAACGAATCGAACGCCAGAAAGCGGCGGGCAAAACCCCTGAACGGATGCGAAGCCCTGGTGACCCAGGCGCCCCAACATCCAAAGCCTTTAAACAAAGTGCCAAAACGGCAAAAAACAAATGACACCTGACCAAATTGCTAAACGCCTGGCTGAACTGCAAGAACTGGCGAAGCAACACGAATCCATCCTGTTGCAGATCAGCGGCGCAATCCAAGAGTACAACCGTGTACTGGCTGAAATAAGCCAATCTAAAGGAACCGACCATGCCGCTGACCAAATCAACATCGAACAAAACGTTTGAGAAAAACATCAAGGCCGAAGTAAAAGCAGGAAAGCCGGTCAAACAGGCCGTTGCCATTGCTTATTCGGTCAAGCGGGAAGCCGCAAAGAAACCGTCCAAAGGCAAGAAATGACCACCGACGCACCCGTCAAGAAACGGGGGCGAACGAAGGCGCCCACTGAGCCATGCACGGCACTTGACCGCCCAAAACCAATCCTTGGCAGACCAACCAAGTACGAAGACTGGATGGCCGACGCCATGGTGGCGTACTTTGATTCTTCCGTTGGCGACTTCCCGACGTTAGCTGGCTTTGCAGCTAGTATTGGCGTTTCACGGGACACATTGCACGATTGGGCGCACGCCAAAAATGTTAGTGGGGACTTACGCAACCCCAGTTTTTCCGACGCCTATAAAAAGGCCAAGGATTTGCAAGAGCAAAACCTGGTCAAGGGAGCGCTGACTGGCGTTTACAACCCGACGTTCGCCATCTTTACGGCTAAAAATGTGCTGGGCTGGCGCGACAAAGTTGAGCAGGAAATTACTGGTAAGGACGGCAGCCCGCTTGCGGGCATTCAGGTCATGTTTGTGAATCCCGATGGAACAGACCGCACCGAACATTGACCAGGCCATTGCAAAGGCCGAGTTTCCGACCAAATTGCAAGGGCTGTTCAAAAAGAGCCGATACAAGGTTTTGTACGGCGGGCGAGGTGGCGCCAAGTCTTGGGGCATTGCCAGGGCGCTGCTAATCTTGGGCGCAAAGAAGCAAATGCGAATCCTTTGTGCGCGGGAATTTCAGATCAGCATTAAGGATTCTGTCCATAAGCTGCTGTGCGATCAGATCGAAGCTTTAGGACTGCTGGGGTTCTATGAGATCACCCAGGCCACCATCCGCGGCGCCAACGGCACCGAGTTTGCATTCATTGGCCTGAAAAACAACCCGACGAACATTAAATCGTTTGAGGGCGTAGACATTTGCTGGGTCGAGGAAGCGCAAAGTGTCAGCCGCGTATCCTGGAAAACCCTGATCCCGACCATCCGTAAGGAAGGGTCAGAGATTTGGGTCAGTTTCAACCCCGAACTGGAAACCGACGAAACGTACCAGCGGTTTGTCGTCAGCCCGCCTCGGGACTGCATTAGCATCAAAATCAATTACTGGGACAACCCGTGGTTCCCCGAAACCCTAAAGCTGGAAATGGAAGCCAGCAAGGGCCGCAATTTTGAGGAATATCAGCAGGTTTGGGAAGGGCTGTGCCGCCAGACGGTCGATGGCGCTATCTTTGCTAACGAGATGATGCGGGCCGAAGCCGAAGACCGCATTACCAAGGTGCCGTATGATCCGACCAAGCCGGTTCACGCAGTGTGCGACCTTGGCTGGGCCGACGCCACTGCCTGGTGGTTTATTCAGTTCGTCGGAATGGAAACGCATTTGATCCGGTATTTTGAGGACAACCAGCGCACAATGACCAGCTACCTGGCGCAGTTGCAAACCTATGGTTACGTGTATGACACCATTTGGCTGCCGCACGACGCACAATCCAAAACCTTGGCGGCTGCGGGCCGGTCAATTGAGGACATCGTGCGAAACGCTGGATTCAAAACTCGCATTCTGGATCGGGTGCCGGTGGTCGATTCCATAAACGCGGCCCGAACCGTGTTCCCAAACTGCTATTTTGATAGAGAAAACACCGCGGATGGGCTAAACTGCTTACGTCATTATCGGTATGACGTTGACCCCGAAACTGGCCAATTCAGCAAGCAACCGCTGCACGACCAGTATTCGCACGGCGCCGACGCGTTCCGATATATTGCGCTGATGATTAAAGAACCAGCCAAGCCTAAGAAACGACCGGTTGTGGCCCACGCTGGCGGCTGGATGGGCTGAAAGGACTAAATATGGCATGGCAAGATACCGATATTGATAACCGCATTGGCGACGCAATTAAGTTTTTGCGCCTGGTGGGCGAAGCCGATTCCCAAAACCGCGCTGAAGCCCTGGGCGATTTGAAGTTTGCAGCTGGTGACCAGTGGCCGGTTGAAATTCAAAACAGCCGCAACTTGGAATCCCGCCCGTGTCTGACCATCAATAAAATCGACGCCTATGTGCGTCAGGTCACTAACCAGCAACGCCAGCAACGCCCCCGTATTAAGGTTCACCCCGTCAACAATGAAGGCGACCTGAAGATTGCCCAAGTGATTGAAGGCATTACCCGCCACATTGAAGTCAATTCCAACGCCGATACTGCTTACGACACCGCGTTCGAGTACGCGGTCAAAATGGGCTGGGGTTACTGGCGCATCACGACAAACTACATTTCCGAGGATTCATTCGACCAGGAAATTTACATTGAACCGGTCGACGACCCGTTTTCGGTCTATTTCGACCCGAACAGCATATCCCCCGACGGATCGGACGCCGAGCGTTGCTTAGTAACCAGTGTGATGTCGAAACACGACTTCCGGCAGCAATATCCTGGTGCAGATGACGGCGCCAATTTTAGCGCCCGTGCTACGGGTGACAGCGACGCAGAATGGGTGACTAAAGAGGACATTCGCGTTGCCGAATACTGGTATGTCGAGCGCGAAAAAGCCAAGCTGGTATTGCTGTCGGATGGCACCAAAGTGTTCGAGGATGAGCTGCCGTCGGCTGAAGTGCTGGACGCGGGCAAAGTAACCATTATGGACACGCGGTCGACGTTCCGTAAAAAGGTCAAGTGGTGCAAATTGACCGCCATGCAAGTGCTGGAAGAACGCGAATGGCCAGGGAAATATATCCCGATTGTTCCGTGCTACGGCGCCCAGGTAGTGGTCGAGGGTAAGCGCAAAAAATATGGTTTGGTACGGTTCGCCAAAGACCCGCAACGTATGTACAACTTTTGGCGCACCAGCATGACCGAGAGCATTGCGCTGGCACCCAAGCCCAAATGGCTGTTGGCCGAAGGTCAGGACGAAGGCCACGAATCCGAATGGGCGCTGGCAAATATCAAGTCAACGCCTGTGCTGCGGTACAAGCAAAAAGACATCGAAGGCGTGCCCGCGCCGGTACCGACCCGCATTCAGCCAGAGCCGCCGCCCGATGGGATTATGGTGGCCGCGGGCGCAATTGCTGACGACCTAAAAACCGTGCTGGGTATTTTTGACCCGTCGCAAGCCCTGCCTGGCAACATTTCGGGCAAGGCATTGCAGGGCCAGCAAATGCAAGTGGATTTGTCAAATTTCCACTTTTACGACAACATGACCCGCAGCATCAAGCACACGGGTAAAATCATTCTTGACCTGATGCCGAAGATTTACGACACCCAGCGGGTGCTGCGAATCATCGGCGTGGACGGCAAGCCGGACATGGTGACGATCAACGAGGTTCAGGCCACCGGCGAGGTGATGAACAACGTTACCGTCGGCCTGTACGACGTGGTGATGGACACCGGCCCAGGCTACAACAGCAAGCGCGAACAGGCAGTGGAAACCATGATGCCGCTGATGGCCGACCCCAACGTGTTCCAGGCCGCGGGCGATTTGCTGTTCCGCAACATGGATTTCCCAGGCGCGGACGTGATTGCCGACCGCCTAGCGGCTATGAATCCGCTGGCGCAGATCAATCCCGACATTGACGTGCCGCCGCAGTTCCAAATGAAATTGATGCAAGCCGAAAAGGCTGTTGCCGATATGCAGCAGCAAATGATCGCTATGCAGCTGGAGATCAACAACCGCGGTCAGGTAGCGGCAATCCGCGAGGACGGCCAAAACCGCCGCAAGCTCATGGACGTTATCAGCCGCGCCTACAATACCGACACCATCAACGAGGCCAAGGTTAATCAGACCAACATGAAAGGCGTGACCGACCAGAATAGAATGGAATTGGACGCTTTGGTTAAGTTGGTGCTGGGCGGTTTGCCGGTTGGTGCGTTGGCCGCTGAAATTGAGCGCCGCAACCAGGAACAAAAGGAAGCCGCGCAATTTGCAGAAATGGAAGTCAACCAGACCCAAAACCCGTTTCTTCAGGCCGGTCAGGAATTGATGGCGCAGCCAATGGGTCAGCCGATGGGTCAGCCGATGGGTCAACCCATGGGCCAGCCGATGGAACAACCAATGCAGCCCCCGCCACCTGAAATGCAGGGCCAACCAGGCATGGCGCCTGGGATGATGTGATTGACAGGTAATGTATTCGGGTTGACAATAACCCAAAACCTACCGGTGGGTTTTCATCGGGTTAATTCGTAGGGGTTACCTATGTCGGAAGTGCAAGAACGTTTGGCGGCGAATATCGTCACCAGTGATAATTTAGCGGAATTCACGGCCCAAAAACTTGGTTTAGTTGATTCAGAGCCAGCATCCGAGGCGGTAAGCGAAGACGCGAATAGCGCCGCAGCCGAGCCGGATGTCGACGCCGATCAAAGTGAACAAGACGGGGAAGGGAAGGACGCGACAATAACAGAGGAACCAAAGGAAAAGAAGCCGAATCCAAAGCTGGAACGGCGGTTTTCAGAGATTACAAAGCAGCGCGAAGCGGCCCGCGAGGAAGCCCGCCAAGAACGTGAGCAGCGTGAACGCCTGGAAGCCGAGTTGAGGGAACTGAAGTCAAGGAACGAACCGTCGGCGCCCGCGCCTGACAGCGAACTTGGCGAAGAACCAAGGCCGGAACAGTTCAGCGATATGTACGAATACGCGAAAGCGTTGGCCGAATATACCGCTGACAAAAAGCTGATGGAACGGGATAACCAGGAAAAGGCCCGCAAGGCCGCGGCTGAACAGGAAGCAAAGTTTCAAGCCTGGGCAGACCGCGTGAACGCAGCCAAGAATGAGTTACCCGACTTTGATGACCTGGTGCAAAGCAGCGATGTGCGGGTTTCTGACCCTGTACGCGATGCCATCATGGAATCAGAGCATGGCCCAAAAATTTTGTATTACTTGGCTGAGAATAACGAGTTTGCAAAAAAGTTGGGCGATATGTCAGTTGTTTCTGCCGTTCGTGAAATTGGCAAAATTGAAGCCCGTTTCGACAAGGATGGAAAGGCAGCTAATCCTGAAGTGAAGGCTGTTGTTGGGAAGTCAAAAGCGCCAGCGCCGATTAACCCGCTGCGCGGCGCGGTAAACACCGTTGATGCGGGCCTGGATGCCGACGGCAATTTCCATGGCACGTTTCAGCAGTGGAAAGCCGCCCGCATGGCAAAGAAAATCCGCTGACAACTAACCCTTTATTAAGGAAATTAAAATGGCTAATAATCTGCTAACTATTAGCAAGATCACCAACGAAGCGTTGATGGTCTTGGAAAACGAATTGACCTTTACGTCTGAAGTAAACCGCGAGTACGACGACCAGTTTGCCGTCGTGGGCGCCAAGATCGGTAATACCCTGAACGTCCGCCGTCCTGGTCGTTTCATTGGTACTACTGGCCCCGCCCTGAACGTTGAAGACTTCAACGAAACCAGCATTCCTGTGACACTTTCGACCCAGTTCCATGTCGATACCCAGTTCACAACGCAAGACCTGGCACTTTCGCTTGATATGTTCAGCGACCGCGTACTGAAGCCCGCCATCGCTGCCATTGCCAACAAGATCGATTTTGACGGTCTGACCATGGCAAAAAACAGCACGGCTAACATCGTCGGCACCGCTGGCGTTCCTCCGACTGGTCTGATTACTTATCTGACCGCCCAAGCATATCTGGATTCGGAAGGCGCACCCCGCGATGGCCGCCGTTCGTGCATCATCGAGCCATTTACCAGCGCAACCATTGTTGACAGCCTGAAAGGTCTGTTCAACCCACAAAGCCAGGTCAGCACTCAGTATCAAAAGGGTCTGATGGGCCGTGATTCCGGTGGCATGAACTGGAAAATGGATCAGAACGTTATTTCGCAAACGTTCGGTGCATGGACTACGACCGCTGGCACTTTGACCGCCAACACACAGAGCATCGGTATTGCTACCGGTTGGGCGTCGTCGTCGACGATTACCCTGACTCACAGCGCCGGTCTGACCCTGCGTCAAGGCGACGTGATCCAGATTGCCAACGTGTTCGCGGTCAACCCGCAGAACCGTCAAGCGTATGGTTCCAACAAGCAGCGCAACTTTGTGGTTCAGTCGACCGTCACCGGTTCCGGTTCGTCCACAATGCAAGTGACCGTGGTTCCGGCCATTATCACTGGCGGCCAGTTCCAAAACGTGACCATTCCGACCACTTCCGCAACTGCAACGGTCACCCCGTTCAGCATCGGCACGTCGGCAACCGGCACGGTCAGCGCACAAAACATTGTGATGCACAAAAACGCATTCACGCTGGCTACCGCTGACCTGGAGCTGCCTGACGGTGTACATTTTGCTGGCCGTGCGTCCGATAAGGAACTGGGCCTGTCGATTCGTGTTGTTCGTCAGTACACGATCAACAACG